AGATGAAGAGGAAGTCCTTGCTGGATCCCCTGCTCGGGAGGTTCACGTCGACTTGGTGTACGGTGCGGCTCTTTCTTATGAGATCCATATAACGTTGGGGTCTTTGTTTGGGTCCATATCGACATGGATGTAGTCCTTGCCTATCCCGAAGCGATTGAAGCCAGCATCCAAGAGAGCCTCCATCATGAGGAAACGCTTGCGGCTTGACACCACCTTGAGGTCGGCAGCCCATCCCAAGAGGTGAGAACTGCGGGGACTCCCACCTACGGCCTTGTTGTGGTGGACCGTCCGCACCCCCGAGGTCACGATGAAGGGGAAGCCTGCGATGTCACGGGCCACATCGAGAGCTTCGAGAACATCGTGTTCCATGAGCTCCCCCGTTCCGGGTCTGTCGGGGCTGTCGAATTCGCTGTGCTTGAAGTATTTGTACATCAGATACCCTTCTTTGCCAGCAATATCTTCAATTCGTGGATACCCTCGACGCATTCTTTGAGCATATGTTTCAACTCATTATGGTCACTCTCGAGGCGGTACACCCTCCCTTTGAGCTTGGCGATGTCGCTGTTCAAGTTTACCCAGACCCCCAAGGCTGCGAGGACAGAAGGAATGAGAGTTATCAAGAGCTCGGTGTTCATAGAGCCAGCGTTTCAGGAGTTGGATATTGTCTTCTCGGGTCATCGGATTGTACGCAAGAGGCGGCGACCCAAGTCAGGGTCTACCCCGTCGGCTCCTATCGAGATGGTCATCCCATTTTGATAGTAGGCGGTGTACTCGGGGATCATGTCCGCGTCCGTATTCGAGGTGTACTCGGGGAAGGAACTCGAGTTGAACATGAGATAATCCACGAGGCGGGTGGTATAGAACTGTGCGTTCTGCCGCGCGTTCTCAATTTCTCGGTGCAGGTCGTCGGGGCCGATGGCTGCCGTGTTCTCTGCCGTCCGAATCACCAGCCCCCCGTTGTCCAATTTGACGTACAAATTAGGCAACATCTCCACCATAGCCCACCATACCGTCACCTTGCGAACGTAAGTGTCCAGAAGGGTCGCGTATGCTCCTGTGACGGTGCCTGCGCTCACGTCGCTCTTGAGCTTGTTGAGGAGGTCCGTCCCGAGGTACGCCTGAAGGTACTTGTCTTGAGCCAAGATGATGGCCGGAACCATGACCGCATCCTCTACCCCTCCGTTGAGCTGGGTGATGCGCTTGATATAATCAGGGTTGACGAAGAGAATCTCTGCTTGTAGTGCCATTATCGAGGTGTTTTGATGTTACGGGCGGCGGAGTTGGACGGCAAGAATCCACGGTTCGCCATATCGCGGGGCCTCTGGGCTACTTTCCTGTCGTTGGTAGGGATAGGATCGAGCCCTGCCTCACGGATAATATCGCGAGCACGCTTGATACTGACCCGCTTGTTGTCCTTCTTGAGGAAGGTGCGACGCTCCCAAAAGTGCTGGCACGACCCTCCTCCCTTGTAGAGGAACAAGTCGTAGGTGGCGGCTCCGTTAGGACCCCACCCGGGGTTGGCTCCTGACGCGGCTTCGATGTCTTCTTTCTTCCACACAAAGTTGCCAGCGTCCACCATGCGTTGGCAGAACTCTCGGCTGTCGTGGTTTGGGGTTCCTTTGACCTTGGGCATATAGGCGTAGCGGACCTTGATGAGCTCGTTGTCCTGCTTGCTTTCGTCGGGACGGCCATAGCTCGGCACGCTGGCAAAAGTCCACATAGCGTCTTGAATATCTTCCGTCTCGTAGTCGACCTTCCGTGCGTCGATGAGAACCCACTCGTCCTCATCCACCTCCTCCCCCATCTCGATGAGGTAGTCGCAGGCGAGGTTGATGTCAAAGTCCTCCGAGGCTTGCACCTCGATAGGCTTAGGAGTGACCCCCACGAAGAGACCCTCTGCCGTAGTCCTGTCGAAGCCAAGCATCGCCACCAGAAGCTGCACAGCCTGTGGAGCAGTAAGCTCCCCGGTGCTAACCTTGGCGATGATGTCGACAGCAGATGAGATTTGAATACCAGTATATGACACCTCCACGTTGGCCTCCTCCGCTTCCGGCATATAGAGCGTCACTTGGTCCGGTGTGCCAGCAGCCCGAAGGATGGACTCGATGGCATTGGTCATGATTTGCTGGTATGGCTGGATGACATCCTCGCTGAAAATCTCCTCCGAGGTCTTGAGCTCCAGCCCTCCCCCCAGCTTGCCGGAGACCATGACACCAAACATCATCGGGTTGGTGACGCGGTGGCCCACCATAATTTTGGCGACTACCTCCTCGCTCAGGAATTGGTATTGCTTGTCGGCATCGGAGAGGGGGAACGGCTCGAAGTCGGGCTTTCTGTCGGGGGAATCCGAGTACGTCACGATGAACTTACCCGCATTGGTAGCCCCAGCGAGTTGACGTTCGATGTCGTTGCGAATCTTCCTACGCTCCTCACTCGCAGGCACCCCGTTCTTGAAGTGAATAGTGAAGGAAGGAGCGAGTCCGTTCTTGATGTTGTTGATATGGTACTTCCCGATTTCCTTATCGAGTTCGATGTAGTCGATACTTCCGATGTAGTCGGGCTTGGGGTAGTAGTAGGAACCGGGAGAGAACGGCTTGACATACAAGATTTGCGTGGGGTGCTCCACCTTCATCTCGGGGTCGAAGGCATGAACCGGGACGGGTTCTTCGAACTTATCCGACCAGTCCTTCGAGTAATAATACCAGTGGCAGTCCTCATTCTCGTCGACCTCGCCTGAGCGTACGTTCTCGAAGGGGCAGTGGCGTACCTTGGAGATGGTGCTGCGGTCGATGGAATATACAATCTCAAGGGCGAATCCTCCCTGAATCTTCAGGTCTACGCAAGCCTTTCGGATTTCGTCGTCCAAGCCCCACTCCTCAATCTTCAATCGTGCGTCCAAGTCGTTGGCCTGCACCCCATCGCCGAAAATCATGTAGGCGATAGAAGTACACAAGGCGTTATGTGTCGCGCTCGACTTGTAGAGGTCGATGAGGTACTGCGGGAAGAGGTTGTCGTCGCCATACTTGACCCACCCCTCACGGCTGGGAACCTCCGCATAGGAGCGTTCTTGGTATTCTTTGAGCTTCAGTAGTTCCATCACTGGTAATATATCACGTTGTCGGGAATCGAAATTGAAGGGATGGTCCATGCGGACTCATCGGCTACCTTGCACGAGCCCACCTCGCAGGCTCCCACCACCACCGCATCCAAGGGGTCGAGGTTCGAGGCGGAGTTCTGGCCCCATATCTTGTAGGTGTACAGCCCCGACTCGGTGAGTAGGATGGATCCAGCCGTAGGGTCATCGGTGTCGGTGGGTACGATAATCTTCGTATATCGCTCATTATCGACGGCTACGTCAGCGATGAAGTAGAAGTCCTCTCGGGTGGCGTTGTTCACGAGCTCTACAAGGTAGTGCGTGAAGGTAGCGAGGAACTTACGACTCTGAAACGGAGAGACGTAAATCGTATTGGTGGAGGCGTTGGGCTGGAGGTGTATCATCTTTCTACTGAAAAGGGGAGAGCGTATGCCCTCCCCCTCCTGTTGTAACTATAAACGGTCCCAAGGTGCGGCCTCGGTGTTTATGCTGTCGTCGTGAATGTCAAGTTGGCACCAGTAGAATCCAAGAAGGGAGCAGGGATGGCTTCCTCGCCTGTGAATTCCAAGGTGTATCCGTTGAGGTCTCCGAGGGCGGTACCCGTAGCGATAGAACCTCCCGTCAACTCAGCCCCACGGGTGTGTCCGAGGACGAAGTAGTTGTCATTGTTGTCCTGCACCACGATAGCCAAGCGACCTTTCGCAAGGTTTTGTACCTCGGTGATGTCGGCAGCTACGGGCTTATTCAAGACCAAAGAGAGCACCTGCGTATAGAAGACAGTGCCATTCTCCACCGAAGCGTTGACGGTCTGCGTGAGGCTCGAGGTATTCTTCGGTGAGACGTAATCCTTCAGCGTGAGGGCTGCCGCTGAGTCGGGAATCTCTCCCGCTACAACAGCATCCCACAAACCATCGGTGAACGCTGCCATCCAAACCTTCTTCACCCCTCCGAGGGCATCGCGGCAAGGAAGCGAGCGACCAGTAAGTGTAAGGCTACAAGCCATGATTCAAGGGGTTGTGAGATATGGGGGAGCCGAAGCCCCCCCGTCTCTCGGTTTCAATTAGGAA